AGGGGAGTATTGTTGGTATGGGATAGGAGGGATGTACCCTCCTGGACCGAAAGGAGCTCTGATCCGTGTCCCGAAAGAGACGTAGGACTGTACCTTACGGTGCAGCTACGAAAGCCTCCGCGACGCTTGAGGTTCGGAGAAAGAGTGACGGTTCTGCTGTCACTCCTATCCCTAATCCTTGGCGTACGTGGAATGACCCTCTCTTTTGGGGGCGACTTCAGGGGACTCAGGAAACTGAGTCCGAGAACCATGCCATTCACAAACGCAAGAATTTTGTGTTTGAGGGTGACATGGGGGGCAATTTTACCATGTCCAAACAATCAGTCGAATCTCCTTTACCGGAGATCGTCACGATTAGATGGCCGTGGGAAGATGGAGACCCATATTATGGGGGCTCCGGGCGTGAGAGTCGGTACACATATCGTGGACCGATTTGCATTCCCTGGAGTCCGAGCTGGACCTTCCCCCCATTTGCCAGTTCGAGTGATATCGAACTGAACTTCTGGGGTACGAAGGCCATTGCTCTCTCCGCCCCAACGAATTCCGTGGCACAGACTGCTGTTGCCTTGTTGGAGGCCTGGAAGGATGGCGTACCACACCTGGTAGGCCATTCCCTCTGGCGAGATAGGACCCTCCGCGCCAAAAACGCGGGTGGAGAATATCTCAACCTCCAATTCGGCTGGAAGCCCCTTATATCGGATATCACGAACTTTGTTCGTGGTATCCACCATTTCGACAAACTGTACTCGCAGTTTGTTCGGGATGGAGGTAAGGGTGTCCGGCGGAAGTATTCGTTTCCTCCTGAAGTCAGCTACTCGACGACCACGTTTCCAGAGATGCAGTCAGTTGGTGGGCCTAGTTTTGTGGCCCAACAACTTCTCTATAACAATGGTCAGAAGGTAGCCGGACACTATGGTGTTATAACCCGTAGTCGTAAGACTACAATACAACGCTGGTTTTCTGGAATGTTCACCTACCATGCGCCTCCGGGCTTTGCCCCTTGGCAGTATGGTGATGTTCTTTCCAAGGCGAGACAAGTTCTTGGTCTCGACCTTACGCCAGACGTTGTATGGTCTATAGCACCATGGAGCTGGGCCGTTGACTGGTTTACGAGCACTGGGGATATAATACATAACCTCAGTGCTTATAGCCAGTATGGCCTCGTACTCAGGTATGGCTATATCATGGAACATTCTATTGTCCAAGATATCTATACCTTTGACGGTGATCCCGCTTCAACCTTGAAGGTTGGTAGCGGTTTCACCGGTCACCCTCCTCCGGTGGTGTTAACTTCCGAAAGGAAGTTAAGGAGGAAGGCGACACCCTTTGGGTTCGGCGTAGATCTGAGTGCCTTGTCGGGCACCCAGAAAGCCATTATCGCCGCCCTTGGCGTAAGCCATGGGCGTCGATAGATGAGCTACCCTGCGTAAACGTCAACAGGGGCTCATGACCTGAGCCCTAGGAGTGATGCCTATGTCTTTCACCGATCCGCAGTCCATTACCATTAGCGCGGTGACAACGCCGCTTCCGCGTACTTTTGCGGAAGGGGCAGAGTCAGCGTATGCGTCTGCTGATGGACTTTTGAAGCTCTCGATAAACCATGCCTTGGTAAAACAGGGCAGGGCGCGTCGATTGCTTCGGCTTGACCACTCGAAGTTGACCTCTGATCCGTTTAAGCCGGCAGAAAATGTCAAGGTCACGACGGCACAATATGTCGTGTTTGACATTCCTCCTGCCGGTTATACGAATACGGAGCTCATGGCTGTATGGACAGGGTTTAAGACCCTGTTCACTGCCTCTTCGGATGCGGCCATCACCAAGTTGCTTGGCGGTGAGTCGTAGCGAGCATCGGGAGACACTAGAGGACTCTCAATCGGTTACGTCGACCGGTAATCCAGCCGGTAAGCGTTATTCGATTGGGAAATTCCTGGACGTGTTTTCCGGTGGCCACGTAGATCCGGAGTACAACGAGTTTACGATCCATGTTAGGATCAGCTATAAAACGCTGACCTTCGTGGTTCTTACGCTCGTTGGTGCTCTTAGGATCTCAGACCTCATCTTTCACTAAAACCCCGGAAGGGGAATTAGTGTAAGTGAGTAGGCTTGCACATGAGAATGTGCTCACTCGGTGGTGATTAGTTGGTGTAACCTTTTCTATAGGAGGACTCACAATGTCCAGCCACCTTGGTTTCCCGGAGTTGACACCACTTGCTTTGTTACAAGTGCATGTCTTCACTAGGATTCCTTGGTGGTGTTCTGTGGAGGACGCCATAGACCTGGTTTCCAGGTGTGTGACTATCCCCGCAGAACTTGGATGTTTGTTAGTCGATCTCCATGCCACGGATAAAACTGTGGCACAATATAGAGAGTGGTTACTTGACACAGTCAGTTTTCTGTACTGTGACAACTAATCTGTGAACGACATAGGCTATGGATCTTGTTACCCCCTTATACAGGAGGGCAAGTGAAAAGCCTTATGTCACTCTGGTCCTGTGTTGCAGAGGAATCTGCAACACTATGCTGCACTAGCGCCAGTAGAGACATTAATACCGTCTCTACTCGGATCGAACATGAGGGGTTATCGTTTTTAACGATAACCCTACCAAGCCTTGGAAAGTCCATCCAAAAATGGATTGACCAAGGCGAGGTCGGGATCAACTCCTCGTTCACTTGTGGACGAGGAGGAAGGCTCCCCCGATTTCTCGAGGGTTACTTCTCCCGTGTGTTCGACCGGTATAGTGGCTTGTTGCTTGATGAGCCCTGTATTGCCTCAATTCAAGCCTTACGTCAGTTGACACTGATGTTTGGCAAGATTGAGCTTCCTTGCAGTGATGTAAGGAAGCGAAAAGCAATACAGAACTATGTCAAGTGTGAGCAGGATGTCCGTGAATTCGACTCGAAGCTTAGCGAGAGAGATCTCGCTGACTTCGTCGAAATGTCGAATTTGCTGTTTGGAAGGGTCTTTACCCAGGTAGACAGGGATGTCTACTATGGAAGGATCGTTCCTAAGCATGGTCCAGGATCAACCGCTGATGGACTTTTGGGAAACCAAAAGTTTAATCAATCGGTCTGGACCACACGTCTCGATTCCATCTTTCCGATGGGCGATTATGTTCTTCCTAACTGGCGTTTTGCCAGTGATTTGGAAGATCATGACATCCTCGAACCTGGTTCGGAAGTCCCTGTAAAGGTGACTCTCGTTCCTAAGACGCAAAAGACACCTCGAGTGATTGCTATGGAGCCGACCTGCATGCAATATATGCAGCAAGGTATCCTCCGCAGTTTTCTCGAGTTCTTCTATCAGGATGACTTCCTGACGAAGATCATCGGATTTAACGACCAGACTC